CAGCACCTGTCTGATAAAAATTAGTATCGGTAGGTGTCGGACTCATTGGGTATCCATCAGAATCAATACCATAGTCAGTTAAAGTAGTTTCTACTCTACTAATAAAACCGTTTGTGGTGTATCCAGTATATGTTATACCTTGAATACTAAATGTGTTTGTGTTATCTAATGCGGGTAATTCAATGTATTGCGTTCCTCCAGATATTTTAGCATATTGAACATCGAATTTATCCATGTTTACTTTTGTGTCAGCAACATATATAACCTCATTAAATTCAAGTAACGCTTCGGGAGCACCAATAAATCTCATCACATATTCTAAAGATTTTCTAGTCCCCTTAGTTTTAAACATATATGCTGAGTTCAATATTAAATTTCTATAGTACTCATAATTTAACTCAACGGGAGTGTTAGGTTTATTCTGACCTGGATAAATTTGTTTAGAATTAGGGTTAAAAACTGAAGTTAGAAAAGACTCATTTGTAATTGGTGAAATATTAGGGTCAATACCTAAAGTTGCGGATAAGTTAGATAATAATTGTGATGGTATGTCGTTTCCAACAATGTAATTCACAGAGTTCATATTTGCCAAAGCATCTATAAACTTTTTAACCTCATCAAAACTCCTACCATATATCTGTAATACTTTTTCAATTTTTTGGTCAGAAGTATCAAATTCTTTAAAAGCCCCCGTGATTAAAAATCTACTTATTAAATTTGTTTTGTAAGTATCTAATATATCTGAAATTCTTTGTAATTCAGCCAAATACGTATCAAAGGCAGAACTATTAATGTCTAAGTTCCAATATTGGTTTAATGGCCAAGTAACTGATTTATTATATAGAGTATATCTACCATCAGAATCATAATCGGGATATGAAAACACAGCCGTATATTTTGGACTGATATTTCTATTTAAAAGAAAATCTTCAACCTCATCAAACGATTCGTCAAAAATTTCTTCGGTTTTAGTATTATTTGGTTTAATAATTAAAACTCTAGTAGATGCACTACTACCTGAAAATGGGTCACCTTTTACAGTGAATGTTAGTGTTCCCCCAGACATTGTTTGTGTAGGGACAAAATCCGTTAATGGATATTCTTCTAAAAAATTGTAAAAATATAAAGAATAAGATTCAAAATTATTAGTTAGGTCCCTATACGCACTAACAGGATAAGGCCTAACCTGAATGTTTCTGGCAGAATTTACTGAATAATCTATTTCAAATGGGTTTCTTATTAAAGAAGTATTAACTTCAAAAGTGGTTTCATCGTTTTTTGAATCATATGAAATATTTGAAGCCGTCTCACCTGTAAATAAACCACTTACTTGTCTATTTAATATTTCTAAACCAGCAGGAAAGTTATTAATAACTTTAATCGCCGATGCCGAAAGTCTTTTAGCTAGTGAACCATATAATGAAAAACTTGTTATTTCAGAAATATCAAAATTAGGATATACTGTAAAGTTTTTTTGTATTACACGTTTAACTTGTTCAATATTATCTATTTTTAAATTATCTAATGTGTAAAAATCTGAAAATATACCAGTATCAAACTTCCTATTAGATTTTTCATATATTGCCGTTGTAAATTCAAAATTACCTTGCGTAAGCCCACCACCGTCAGTTAGTTGTAAACCAACTAAATTGTCAGAAAATGTTTTGACACCACCAGGAGGAAAAAATATTTTATTAGCCATTAAGTAATAATATTTGTAAAGTTTTTACTAAAATCTATGTTATTACCCCTATCCTGTCTAACCTCATACAATAACTCATTAAAGTTATCTCTAACCTCAAACAAGTTGTATTGTTTGTATATATTACCAGCACTGTCGTACAATGTATATATACCATCCTCAATACTCTTAGTTTGATTACCATAAAGAGCTATCGCAATAGTATCTAAATCATAATCAGCCATTTGAATATCAATAGTGATTGGATTGAAAAAAGTATTTGTAACTATAATACTTTGGTTTGGTTGACCAATAAATGGAGTTGCGTTTGGTTTGTTTGTTGGTGATGACGATGGTGATAAAGTACAAAAAATTAAATCGCTACCTCCATCAACATATCTATATCTAATATTTTTTTGTGATGAATTAACTTGTTCGGTCACTACTGGTTCACAAAAGAAAGATGACGTAACTATTCTATAAAAATTAGGTATTTTTGTCCCATCTTGGTTTAAGTATTCCACTCTAAATCCTACCAAACCTTGATTTGTGAATTTATTTCTAAAGACTGATGGTACGTCGTTAATGTTAATAATTATCCCTTTAACGTTTGGTAATGCCGAAAGTACTCCACAATCCGTAATTGTAGTTCTAATCTCAGCAGGTCTTATATAAACAGTATAAATTCCTTTTTTATTAAATTCTGATGCCGGTAATTTTAAATTATATAAACCACCAAGTATTTCAACATTAGCGTTACCACCAGTTTCACCATTATGAAAATACGGTGTTAAAATACTTTTAGCATTTAATTTTTTTAATAAAAAATTATCTGTAACGTCTCTAGATGCAGTATAATGTAATATCACATCAACATCATCAGGTGATACATCTGCAGGTCTTACAATACCATATGTTCCAAGTGCCATGTTTTATTTTATAAATAGTTTATCTTATTTTTTATGTCGTATTAATTTTGAAGAATCCATACCCATAACTAACCATGTCTCCAATATTATCAACCTCACCCAATCTTTGTAAAGCCTCAAATGCCGAATATTTACCCCTTTCAACATAAATGTCTGTTTGTATTTCAGGAGCCATTACAAAATCCAATAAATATTCATTTTTTGTAATTGCAGATGCAATAATATCATTAGGAGTTAGACCACTACTATTAATAACATACAATGTTTTTCCATTTATTAAATCGTAATAATCAACATTATTAATAGTGTACCCAGTAACGTCGTTGGTTATTGAATTCACTTGTCCAAAAACTTGTCCGTTTTTATTAAACACATACCCAATGGTATATGGTACAGGTCCCCATCTTTTTAAATCTTGTAATCTTGATTTTGTATAACCTTGGACAGCAAATGGAACGGTAGCCCAGTTACTAGATACTTGATAAGCCACCGTATTATTTGAGTCTAAATCATAAATGTAATTATATGAGATAGGGATATTAGCCCAATTACCTTGTTGTGGTGTAAATACAATATTACCACTTGGGTTTGGTATTGTTACCGATTGTAATGGTATTGTTATTGGTTTTTGAATTACTGTTACACCCCATGGGTTTGACCCTGATAAAGTTATTGTGTAACCACTATTAACTAAATATGTGTGTGTTAATGATGTTGTAGTTAATTGTTGAGTTGGAGATCCGTCACCCCAATCAACAGTATATGTAGTGAAATCTAAATAACTAACAGTGTAATCACCAGAAGTATTATACAAAGTAACTGAATTTAAATTTGTGGTACTATTTCCTGAATAAAGAAAATTTGTAACAATATCTTTTTGTACCATAAGTCCATCAAACTCAGAATAAAATCCAATATCATTATAAGTTTGAGTAAATAATAGAGGCATTGTTAATCCCGTGAGTAAAGAATCTCCATTTGTTCCTCCACTTAATATGTAGGACATTCCTGAATACACATATCCAGGTTGACTGATATTACCATCACTAGTTGATGCGGTATAAACAAACCCAACAAGATCTGAAGATATAACTTCAGGGGATATTAATACACTAAATTTTTCAGATTCCATTATGGGTTAACATATTCATACCAAATTATAGCTTCAGAGGCTAAAGGACCAACTCCAACTCGTAGTCCTGTACTTTCTTCATAGACTTTATACTCATAATTAGTTTGGTCAAACATTACTTTGTAATAAAAAAATGATTCTTTATCAAAATTGTATACACCAGCACCAGTTAATGTTGATTGTGGTTTATTCATCATTCTAATAAATTGACCTTTTTTTGCGTTAAAGAATTTACAAGACATGTAAAATGTAGTTTGATTTAAATAATCAGGATTTTTTAACCAATAGTAGAAAAACCCTTCTTTATCTTGACCAGTATAGTCTAAAATGTATTTTGGTTTTTTTACTTGAACTGTAGTTTGATTAAACTGTGGACCAATAAACCCAGGTTCTTTTAATCCTTGTTGAGTTGGTAATACGACTGAGAAAAGTATTTTTTGGTTTTCATTAGTTTTACTATCGTAAAAATCTAATTTAAAAAAACTACCTTTAAATGAATTTGAGAAATAATAAATTTCACTATCAGTAAATGTCGCATATTGATAGTCGTCCAACCAATCCGTAATCGTGGGTGGGTTATTTATAAAATCCGTTGTGGTATTTGGGTTAAAAAAATTAAATTGGTAGTGTACTTGTGTCACATCATTATTAGTGTCCCAAGGGGCGTGTGCAAATTTTGATATTTCAAAGTCATCAACACCATTTATAACCCTTTCTAAAACTTCACTTTCATATTCTTCAACACCTTGCTCTCTACCTTCTTGGTCAAAGGTTATTTCAACGGGTATTATTATATCCTTATCGGATACGTTTAATGAAAATCTATAATAGTTATTATTCACAATTATCGTTGATTGGTTGGTTTATTAGATTAGTATTAACTTTATCAGTTCTTTGTATTGGTTTTTGTAAGAATAATATAGAACTGAATGGGTAATGAGCACCATTAACAAATGGGTAATCGACCCCTAAATTATCCCCGTCAACATATCCGTATGTGTATATATCTCGCCAAATAAATGTATCGTTATATTCTGAATACCAAGCATAAACAGGAATATTATCCACACTATCTTTAGACCCGTACTCAAGATAATCACTAAAAACCCTAATAGGTACTGATGTGTGTGGTTCGTAACCGTAACCACTTGGGTAATTAACCGTTGAGTTATCGTAAAAATAATTAGAATTAAATGAGTACTTATGATACATTGGTGAAATAACATACTCTTTTTGTTCTACGTAATTGTATTCACAAAAATCCCCTTTTATTACATCGCCTATTTTTAAAAAATCATTGTAATAAAAAAATTGTCCGCTACCTGCTGGTTGTTCATAAGAACCTAAAGGTATGTTATCTTTATTAACCGTAGAGTTGTGGTCCCACCAAGTATCTATTGAGTTTTTTAAAAAATTAAACCCCCACCCAATATCTAATCCTGTTTGTGAACCTGTTTGAGTTATTGCCGGCGGGTTAAACCAACCCATATACCCTCTTTCTATCATTGTAACAAAAAGTTCAGTAACTGGTTTTCCATTATTATCTTTTAATCCATTTATTAATATGTCTCTATTAAAAGTATATGAAAAAGTCTTACTACCCTCTTTAGTTGAAACTCTTTGTACTTGATTTGGTGTCAGTGCAGAGTATTCCAATTTAGTTTTTTTATAAAAAGGACTATTCTCAAATCCCCCTTGCACAATATTACAGTCTTCTATATTTGTTAAAATTTTATGTAATCTAACATAATATATAGATTTAGTTTCGCCACTATTTTGGATGTTTCCAATTCTTTTAAAGGTGCCAAATGTACCTGTAGTTGTTTGAGAAACAGGAAACTTAAGATTATAAATACTAAAAACATTTTCTTCAGACCCGTAAATACCGTTACCTAAATCATATACTTGAAAAACCAACTGACCTCCTAAGCCAGTTGGGTTTGATGGTATATTTAATTCTACCCATTCCCCTGGTGTTAAATTATGTTTGGTACCACAGTTAAAGTAAACTAAATTTTTACCATTAAATTGTGATGTATCCATCACAAAAGGTATACCATCAGAAACAACAAAATTATTAGTAACATTGTAGTCTTCATTAGTGTAAGCCATTTGTTGTTGGGTATCGCTACTGTACGCATAAGACGCATATATAGACCAATTATAAGTTGTTGAACTTTTTGGAATAAATGTTCTATGTCCGTTAACTGAAGAATCTCTAACCATAGTGAACTCATCAAATTGTGGGTAACCTTCCCAAGCAACTGATGGGTTTGGTGGGATATTGGCCGTAGCGTTTGCAATAGCATTAGTATAATATAAAATGTTTCTGTATGGAGTATAAGTTGTTTTACCGCTTACCGTATTATTAAATATATTTACTATTTTACCTGACAATCTGAACGTATCACTTTCTTGTCTTTCCGTATTAAATTGTTCGACTAAGTTTAAAGTTACTGACCTATCACCCTCAACCATAGTTCTTCTATCACCGATTAATGGTGGTTGAATCCAAACATCTTTATTACTATTAGATGCAAACCTTTTGGACCCTAATACTATTAATATTTCGTTTTCGTTAGACATCTTGATTTAATATGTATTTTGTGATATATCTACTTATTGCGGATTTACCTTTGTTTAGACCAAAATAAAAATGGTAAGGGGCACCAACTAAAAAGCTATTGGATTGTCCAGCAGGGAATGTCTCATCAGTTCCTGTTGCATTTGAATTGTATATAAACCCTCTTTGCCCTGTATTTAAATTATTAAAGTACTGCGATAGTGGTGCTTGTTTAAAACTTAATGCTTGATATTTTTCAGAGTAAAATCCCGAACCAATTATATTTGTATTCCATTCATTCGTGTCTGAACCAAAAATTGTTGGTACGCTTTGTTGTGTCAATTGCCATTGGTAAAATGGTACCTCTTGAGTTTTAGGGTACCCGTAAAAGTTGGTTAGCTGTGGTGTAAAAGTTGTCACCCCTGGTGTAACTACAATTCTATTTTCGGTGTTTGATGTAAAAAATACTCCCATAGTCGCAGGTCCTGATGTTGCAATGTATATGTCTCCCGCACCATCATACTCATCTTCACTAAATCCAGCAACCCCATATTCACTATTAATACTAAATAATTGTGTAATATCACCATCCAATCTGTCTGAAGTTCTAGAGAACATTTTATTTATAGAAGCATCCCCCAAACCTAAAAGAGCACCGAGGAAGTTAGTATTAATCAATCTAGAAATTATGAATAATTGTAATAAGTCAGACGTGTCATTAAATGAGGTGGATTTAATAGTATCGATAATGTAACCTTCAAAATCAGGACTTGTACATATTTCTTTAGTAAATTCATCTCTAGGTCCCATATCCATTATTGTGGTAGGGAACATTAAATTTCTATCATTAATT